TCAGGACTTCTCCGCCCATTTGCGCAGGCCGTCATCCTTTGGGTCGTCGAGCACGATTTCGAGGCGGACGTAAAGATCCCCCGGCGGGGTTGTCTGCACGCCCTTGCCGCGCAGGCGCAGCTGCGTCCCGGTATTCGACCCCGGCGGCACTTTCAGCGCGACATTGCCGGAAGGCGTGCGCACATCAACGCTGCCGCCCAGCACGGCGATCTTCAGGCTGACCGGCAGCTTCATGCGGAGGTTCTTGTCGTCGCGCTCCCACAGCTTGCTCGGCTTCACCTCGATCTCGAGCAGGGCATCGCCCGGCGGGCCGCCATAGGGCGATTGCTGGCCCTGGCTCTTGAGGCGCAGCGTCTGCCCGGTGTCGATCCCGGCCGGGATGTTCACATCGAGGGCGCTGCCGTCGGCCATGGTCATGCGGCGCCGGGCGCCGAGCACCGCGTCCTCGAATTCGACGCTGACGCGATAGCGCACGTCGCGGCCCTTCTGCGGGCCGGGGCCGCGCCGGCCGCGGCCGCCACCGAACATGCCGGACAGGATATCTTCCAGCGGATCGCCCTGTGGCCCTTCGAAGGGGCTGCGGCCGGAACTGCTCTGCCAGCGATACGAGGCGCCGCCCGGTCCACCCCCGGCAAAGCCGGTCGGGTTGCCGTCGCCGTCGATCTCGCCGCGGTCGAACTTGGCCTTCTTCTCGGCATCGCCCAGGATGTCGTAGGCGGCCGAGACGCGCTTGAACTCCTCGGCCTTCTTGGGGTCGTCCTTGTGCTGGTCCGGGTGCAGCGCCTTCGCCTTGGTACGATACGCCTTCTTGATCTCGGCCTCGGTGGCCGAGCGTGAAACGCCGAGCACTGTGTACGGGTCGAGCGGCAAAGGGGCGGGCTCCTCTGAAAGGCAACAAACTGACGCGCTAGAGTTAAGGTGTCCCGAGGCCGATGGAAACCCATGGGCCGATGCGGCCATCTGCACCAATTTCAGCGACCCTCGCGGCAACGGCACCGGACGGGATGGTCGCAGCGGCCTCCGCAACCCCGGCGGCGTCGCCGAATCCGCTGCCCATGTCGAAGCTGACTGCGAACCGGCCTGTATTGTCCCCCTCCGGCAGTGCCCAGCTCTCCGGAAGGTCGGCGCCGCGCCGCGTCCAGCTGAGCGTGCCATCGGCGGCCTGCAAATGCGCCACTGGCCAGGGCAGCCCGCCCCGGTCCTCGAACGCCAGCACCGTCCCGTCATCTGCACCCGCCGCCCGCCAGGTCAGTTCCGAACCGATCTCGTCCGCTGACACGGCCGCCACTGCGTCCGAACCATCCAGCAGCAGGACGCGCGCCCCGGCAGGCGCCGCCGCGCTGACGCTGCCCTGCTGCCCGCGCAGCAGCCCTGACAGGATCCATTCCTCCGGCCCGGTCAGCGCCGCAGTCCTGAACTGGACCATTTCCCACCCAGCCTCCGTTTCCAGCAGCAGCAGATTGCCGCCGGACAGGACCTGCCCCTCCGGCAGGCTGGCAAAGGCGCCATCCGGCACCTCGACGTGCAACGTGTTCGCCCGGTCCCAGCGGCCGACCGGACCGGCGGGGACCGCCTCCAGCAGCGTGCCCAGCACCGCCGGCCGGTCCAGCACGGCGCGCTCACGCATCGCGTCGGCACCCAGCCCTGCCAGCACGCGCACCGTGCCCGGCCAGGGATCGGCCCAGGCCGCCACGCGCAGGCCTGCCGCCTCTCCGGGCCGGCGCGGGCCGTCGATCAGCACAAGGTCGGCCGCGCCGAACACCGTCGCCGGCACAGGCGCTCGGCCGGCTTCCACCGCGCGGACACGCGGCGCTGCCGCGATATCCTCCTTCAGGCTCAGCAGGCGCAGGGCGCCCCTGTCCGTCACATCGTCAACGCGCCAGAGCGCGCCGCCATCCACCTGCACGGCATCGCCCGGCTCGATCGCCATCCCCGAAAGTGGCAAGGACAGCTCCGCCGACTCCGCACTGGCCGCCTGCCGCAACAGGCGCCCGGCTACGGCTTCAGCCTCCGCCGCCGACAGTGCGAGCGGCAGGGTGAAATCGGCCACCAGACGTACATCCCCCTCCGCCGTCCGCGCCTCGGCGATCGCCAGACCGAAATCCGCGCCCGCATCGACATGCGTGACACGCAGCCGTTGCGGCGCCTTGTCCAGCAACTGCCGTGTACGGACCAGACCATCCTCGCCAAGCGCGGTCCCGGCCAGCGAATGCAGGGCGCCGTCGCCTTCCATCCGGAACACGATCCCGCCATTCCGCTCCACGGCCTCGAAGCCGAACGCGGCCTTCAGCGGCTCCAGTGCCGCCCGCACGCTGCAGACGCCGTTCAGCTGGAAGCCCTGCACCACGCCGTCCAGCGCCGAGGCGTCGACATCCGCCACGCCGCCGCGCGCGCAGATGTCCCCCACCACATCCGCCAGCGGCGCAAGGCCCGCCCGTCCGTTCAGCCAGTGCCCGCGCGCCCAGTTCGCTCCATCTCCCCAGACATCCTCCCGCAGCGGCCAGGCGGGGAACGGCCGTCCGTCCCAGGCCCAGACCAGCGCAGCCTCGACCAGCGGGTCTGCCTCCCAGTGCGCCAGCGTGACGGCCAGCGCGCGGCGCTGGAACACATCGTCCCGCGCGCCGGTCGAATAAGGCGGCAGCGCACTCTCGCTGCTCTTCGGATCATAGAACAGGTTCGGCGCATTGCCGCCCTTGTCGACCGCCGCGAAGCCGATCTCGCACAGTCTGACCGGCTTCGATCCCGGCACCCAAGCCGTCGGCACCGCGGTCCGTACGCCGCCCGGACGCGGACAATGCGCATTGCCTGCCCAGCCGGCGAGATCCTTCGCCCGGAAGACCCAGTCCTCGCCATGCGCCGTGTCGGTAATGGGTGTACGGACTTGCGCTGCGCGGTCCGCCTCGCTGGCATAGTACCAGTCGTACGCTTCTCCGCCCGCAATCTGGAAGGCGAGATAGTCCGGATCGTCCGGCCCGGCATAGCCCGCCTGCGCGTCGAGATGGTCCGTGCCGTTCCGCCAGTCCCCCATCGGCGGGTACCAGTCGATGCCGACGAAATCCACATCCGGGCTGGCCCATAGGGCGTCCAGCGGGAACAGCACGTCGCCGCTGCCGTCGCCCGGAGCGTAGGCCCCATACTCCGTCCAGTCGGCCGCGTACGATACCTTCGCCCCCGCCAGGATCGCCTTTACCTCCGCCGCCAGCGCCACCAGCGCTTCGACAAACGGAAAGGCGCCCGCCTCGTCCCGCACCCGCGTCAGCCCGATCATCTCGCTGCCGATCAGGAAGGCCTCGACGCCGCCTGCCTCAGCGCACAAGGCGGCATAGTGCAGGATGAAATGCCGGAAGCCAGTTGCACCGTTCACGAACTGGTCGATCTCGCTCCGCGCAGCAGCTGTGCCATCGGCGCTGACCGTCACCCGCCCCCGCCAGGGAAAGCCTTCGCAGTCCATGAACAGGAAAGGCGAAAACGTCACCGCAATGCCACGCGCCTTCAGCTCCGCAATCGCCTGCTTCACGCAAGCATCGGACGGCGTGCCGCCATAATTGGGCCGGTCGTCCTCGTTGCGCGACACGAGATAGCTGTCCGCCCGCGCGATGCCCGCGACCGACCACACCTGCGGCACCGTCACCCGCTCCCGCGTTTCGACGCCGGGCCGTATCTCGCAGGCGCCCGCCGACACATCGCTGCCGAACCAGCCGGCGACCAGCGCCGCGCGCGCCACAAGCGGCAGGTCCGCCTCCATCTGGTCCAGCGAGACGAGGAAATCCGCCCGCGCCTCACCGGAATTTGCGTTCAGCGGCCGTTCCCGCCCCGCACGCAGCCGTTCGCGCACGATCTCCGTCGCGTAGACGAACTCACCCGACGCCGGAATGATGTTGACGCCCGTCACATGCGCGCCGAGGCCATCCGGCGCGGCGCCCGGCGGCACACGGACGATCTCGAAACTGAGCTGCGGAATGCGATTGCCGAACCCATCCAGCGGCAGGTCCTCGAACACAACATAGGCCATGCCCCGATAGGCCGGCGCTCCGCCTTCGATCATGCCGACCAGCGGATCGGCCTCCTGCGCCTCGTCGCCCGCGTAGAAGCGATACGTCACCTGCGACAGGTCGAACGCCTCGCCATTGGCCCAGGCGCGCTGCACCGACGTCACCGGCCCCTCGCCCAACGCCACGGCCAGGCTGACCGTGTAGGCATATTCCGTCACCCGCGGCCCGCCTTTCGAACCCGCAGAGCGGGTCGTCTTCTGCTCCCGGAAACGCGACGCCCAGATCACCTGTCCCGCCACCCGCATACGTCCGTAGACCGATGCAATACCCACGCCCTCGCGGGACGCCATTACCGGCAGCGCGCTGATCCGCGGCCCCTCCGCCGGGGGCGCCAGATGCGCATCGATCAGCCCACCCAGCAGGGAGCCCGCTGCGCGCCCCAGCACAGCGCCCGAAACCTGCGCCCCCAGCAGGGATAGTCCCTGAGGCAATAGCGCACGCCCGGCCGCCGCCCCCGCCTCCGACAGAATGATCTGTGCCATGCCTAATCCTCCACGCCCGGAAGCCGGAACGCCGCCACCGCCCGCCGCGTCCACCACGGCACAAGCCGCGTTTCGACCGCCGCCCGCCCCCAATAGGCATGCACCAGCGTCCCCTCGCCGGTCGCGATGCCGCAATGCTTCGCCGGCACGCCCATCGCCATGCGGAAGACCAGCACATCGCCCGCCCCGGCCGTGCCCACCGGCACCTCGATCAGGTGCCGCCGCGCCGCCTCGAGCAACGCCTCCTCCCCGGTCGCCTCGGCCCAGTCGGGCGAATAGGCCGGCACATGCTCCGGCTCCGGCCCGACCATCTCACGCCAGACACCTCGCACCAGGCCGAGACAGTCGCACCCCGCGCCCTTCAGGCTCGCCTGATGGCGATACGGCGTACCGATCCAGCCACGCGCCGCCGCCACGATGTCTTCCCGTTTCATCGCCTGCCTCCGTCATTGCCGCTCGCCGCAGGTCCCTGCAGCACAAACTCCGCCCCCGGAAGATGCGGGAAGCCACGGAAGTTCGCGGCATTGCCGAACACATCCCGGCAGGTGGCAAATTGCTGGTCGCAGCGGATGCCCGGAAACGCCGCCACATCGACACCGCACCGCTCATCGCCCAGAACCGCATCGCAGGCCCGCGCATAGACGCGCCCCACGGGCCGCTCCAGGTCCGCTTTCAGCGAGACAAGTTCCGCCTCGAAGCCGTTCCGGCTTCGGCGCACCTCGCTAAGCCGTCCGCTCCAGACCTGCACGAACAGGTCCGGCCGCTGCCAGTCGACGCGCAGCACGTCCGCCTTCGCCCCGTCCCACAGCCCCGCCGCAAGGTCCTCCTCCGTGATCGCCTCATCCGCCAGCGCGCCGCCAGCCGACGCCTGCCCCGGCTTTAGCCCGGCGGACTGCGTGAACGCTCCGGCGTTGAGCGCCCCGCCCGGCGCGTAGGCCACACCGTCCACAACCAGCGCGCAATCGTGCTCCGTGGCTGCAAGGACGAGCCCATCCGCGCGCGTCAGGCGCCAGCAAAGGCACGTCGTCGTAAGGCCGCCGGCGAGGCGGTCGGCAAATTCGCTGTCGATCAGGCGCATCGCTCACCCCACCAGCTCGCTCAGCGGTATGCTGAGGATGCGCCCCGCCCCGAAGGCTTCAAGGTTGACGTCCAGCCGGTCCGTATCGAACCGCACCGGGCAGTCAAACCGATACCCCGCCGTCACCTCGGCGCCGTCCACCGGCGCTGCCGCGAACGTCACGATCCCGGTGGTCGCATCGACGCCGGCACTTGCCCCGGCGCCGTCCACGGCTACCACGACGCTGCCAGCCACCGGCTTCCGGATCGGCCGCGCATAGTCGCCATACGCCTTCACCAGCTGGAACGCCGTGGTGCTGCCATCGCCCGTTCCGATCACCTGGTCGGTCGCCGTCACGGGGCTGCCGGGCGCGCCGCTGCGCTCGTCCAGCACATCCCGGAAGCGGAAGCCGTGCAGCCGCCCGCCCCGCGCCTCGAAGAACGCCACCACCGCCTGCAGCATATCCAGCCGCGTCACGGCGCTGCCCACATCCCAGCGCCGACGGGAGCCCGCCCAGACCGCATTGCGCGCCTCGGCCCCGCTCGCCAGCGTCACGACATCCGTGCGCCGTTCCGGCCCACCGCTTGCCGCCAGCGCCAGTGGCACCGGGAAACTCACCTCATGGAAATTGCTCAGGCTCACAGGAATCGCCCTCCCTGGCTTACGAGGCGCGCCAGCACGGCGCCGATGGCGTTGCGCCCGGCGATGGCAGACTGCTCCGCTCCCTGCGCAAAATTCATGTTCACATTGAGTGACGCGCCTTGCTGTCCGCCGCTGAACACGGTCTCCGCCGCGACGCGCGCAATGTCGCGCAGGATCGCATCCGCCATGCGCTGGAAATCGAGTTCGCCGCTGCGCGCCGCCGCCGCCAGCGTCGCCTCGATGCGTTCGCCGGCCCGGCCGAAAGCGGCTTCCAGCGCGCCCGCCGCTTCCGCCCCCGGCCCCTCCGCCAGCGCGCGCAAGGCGTCTGCCGCAGAGGCGAGATCCTGTTCAAACGTGTTCATCTAGTTCTCCTTTTCTCCGCTCACCCCGGCGAAAGCCGGGGCCCAGGGCGGCATGTCCGGTGCTTGCGGCTCTTGACCCCGGCTTCCGCCGAAATGAGCGCCGGGCGGGCAATCCGGATAGGCCCCCATCAGCGCCGCCAGCCGCCCCCGGTCCATGCCGTCCCCGCCGCCCGCCAACCACCGCCATTCGCGTACGGACAGACGCCAGAATGCTTCCGGCGCGATCCCAGCCGTCAGCGCCGCTCGCAGCATGGCGCTCCACGGCAACATCAGCCCGCCAGCCCCAGCCGGAACGCCTCAGCCACCGCCTTCGCCGCCGCGCCGGGCGACACATCGGCGCTGCCCAGCGCTGCCGCAGCCTCGCCCTCTCCGCCGCCCCGCAACAAGGCCGCGAGCACCACGGTCAGGTCCGCGGCAGAAAGGTTCCGCATTCGCGCATCCAGCTCGCTCATCCGTGTGCAGCCAAACGCCGCCTCGATCTCCGCCAGTGCGCCCAGCGTCAGGCAGAGCCGCCGCTCCACGCCGCCCATCACCAGCCCGGTCTCGCCCCGCGCCGCAATCATGCCGAGGCCCCGAACGTCACCAGACCCGCGCTTTCCAGCGTCACGGCGAACTCCGCCTCGCCGTCATGGTCCCCGCTCCAGCTGAGCTCGCTCACCTGGAACGCGCCTTCCAGCGTGCCGAAATCCGGCAGGATGAACTGCCAGTCCGGCGCTTCGCCCGCGAAGAAGACCGCCCGCATCCGCGCGTCGCTCGCTGCATCCTTGAATACGCCGCGCCCCGTCACTTTCGCGGCCTTCGCGCCCGCTCCGGCCAGCAGTTCGCGCCAGGCTTCGGGACTGTCCGCACTGGTCGCATCCACCGTCGCGGCCGACAGCTGGATCCGGCTCGCCCGGATGCCCGCCAGCGTAACGAAACCGCCCGCGCCGTCTGAAATCTTCAACAGGATATCCCTGCCTTTCTGCCCGGCCATCAGCTCGCCTCCTCCGATATGATCCGTATCCGCACCACGCCGCGAAAGGCGCGCTTGTCAGCGGTGCGCATGGCGTCGGCATAGACCACCTGCGCCAGCACAATGTTCTGGCCGTCCACGGCCCATTCCGCCCGCTCGACCGCCGCCCGCAGCACCGACAGGCACGCCTTCGCCCCGCGCACGCCGTCGTCGCGCGAATAGCAGGCCAGCGAGATTCGATGCTCGATCCCGTTCACCAGGCTCGTCCCGGCAGGGGTCGTCTCATGCCGCTCGATCAGCGCGTATGGGAACAGTGGTTCCTCGCTCTCCGCATCGAACACGCGGGCGGGCGTTCCGAATACGGACTGCACGTCCGCATCGGCGCGCAGCAACGCCATCAGCGCGGCCTGCACGGCCTCCTCCGCCCGCCCGCTCACAGCCGCGCCTCCGTGTGCGCATTCACGATCGCTGCAACATCTTCCGGAAGGTCGGCCCCATCGGTACGCTGATACGCCACCAGCACGAGCCGCTTCAGCGCCTGCACCAGATCGTCCGACACATCCGCCGCCGCGCCATAGCCGGCCACGAAAGTCACATCCACCCGCCCGCCAATGGGAATGGCGGGCAGGACGGTGAACGGGCGCAGCGACAGCCGGCCAGCCTCCAGGCGGAAGCGTCCCGACACCAGGTCCGCATTGCCATCCGCATCGACCAGCTCGACCGCCGCCAGCGCCGTTGCCGGTCCCGGCACAAGGCGCACCCCGCCCCGCGTCACGTCCCGCGGCCAGCACGCCCAGCCCCGCTTCAGCGTCTGCGTCACCAGCGCCAACCCACTGGCCGCCTCCAGCCGCGCCTGCGCCGCCGAAATCAGCCTACTGACGAGGCCATCCTCGCCATCATGCCCGATCCGCAGGTATTCCTTCGCCTCAGCGAGAGACAAAGCCGCCTCCGCTGGCGGCGCGATCACCGTCAGGTACGTCATTCCGAATTCCTCGAAGTTTCCACAGACCCCTGCGAAGGCAGGGGTCCATGGACCGCAGTCACATCAGGTGCTCGCGGGAAATTTCAGTCCATGGATGCCTGCCTGCGCAGGCGTCGCCGGAGTGCAATGTGAAGCTCAGACCAACCCCTGCAGCTTCTCCACGATCGCCGCCCCGATGGGCAGGCCGATGGAGCGTACGACTTCGTCGTCGATCTCGGTCTGGGTCGAATTGATCAGGGTCGCGACGGCTTCAGCCACCTTGGTGGTGAACTCGTCCTGCTGCGGCTTGGTCAGCAGCGACGCCTGGCGCACGAGCGCAATGATGACAGATTCGAACATCTGGATTTCCTTTTCGATTTAACAAATTGATCCGCTCACCCCGGCGAAAGCCGGGGTCCAGAGCCGTGAAGTGCTGCGCCTGCCGTCCTTGGATCCCGGCTTTCGCCGGGATGAGCGGAACACGACGCCAACAAGCAACGCGCAGGCCCAGGGCGCCCGAGCGCAGCGAGGAACCGCGCCCGAGCAGCTAAAAGACTCAGAAAACCATCACCTTCACGGCGTCGAAGTTCTGGACACCGCCGCCGACGCGCTTGGTCGTGTAGAACAGCACGTAAGGCTTGGCGCTGAACGGGTCGCGCAGCACGCGCGCGCCCTGCCGGTCGGCGATCAGGTAGAACCGGCGGAAGTCGCCGAAGGCGATGGCCGCATTGCCCGTGCCGATATCCGGCATGTCCTCCACTTCCGTCACCGGATAGCCGAGGATGGTTGCCGGGTCGCCGCCCGTACCCGGCTGCCAGAGGTAGCGCCCGTCGACATCCTTCAGCTTGCGGACGGCCGCCACCGTGCGCCGGTTCATCACGAACCGTCCATTCGTGCGGAACTGCGATTTCGGCGTGTAGATCAGGTCGATCAGCTGGTCCGCTGCATTCGTGGCCGTGAAGTCCCCTGCGACAGAGCCGACCTTGCCCCAGACGTGGCTCGCCTCGGCGACGATATCGTAGTCGAGGAAGCCCTTCGGCTTGTTGCTGCCGTCACCAGTCACGAAGGCCGCCGATTCCTGCGCCGCAAAGGCATTCTCCACCTCATCCGCCAGCCA